CAGACAAGTCAGGAAGAGCAAGAATAGATGCAGACTTAAGAATCTTTTGAAGTTGCTCTGCTTGAAGAACAAAGCAAACATCTTGAGTGGGAAGAGATAGTTCTTTATCTGGAGGAGAGATAATCACACTCGGATCAGAGAAGAAGTCTTTCGACCGATGAGTCTTTCCTTCACGAATAGTGGCAAAAGAATCTTCAGTGGAAACATCGATATCGGGATCCCGATACAGAGACACTGTATTTAGAAACTGAGGCAGATCATAGATAGCAAAATCTTTAGGAATATATTCTTCAATCTCTGCTTTTGCTAGAACATTACGCATTACGCTAATAGTGCTCAGTTCTTTACCTTCTTTGAAAGACAGCGACTGGTTGATAGTCGTAAAGTTTTGAAGGATCTTAATAGTCTTTTCAGAAAGTTTCATCGTTCATTATATTGAGGAGTTTGATCATGCATACCAGAGAAATGGTAAAGCAAGATGCAGTAGTGAATCGCTTTAAGGATGTCCATCTTGGACTTTCCTTCTTTCTTTCCAAAGCGAGACAGATACTTGATAGCGTTAGATCGAGTGAATGCCTCAGCATCACCGATACTTTCAATTAGATCAAGGGTTTGAGTCTTTGACTCTTCGGAAGTGTAATGAGAACGATAAGTCCCTGCAAGATAATCTTCTAGGACTTTAAGAGTCTCATCTTCCTGATATTTCCAAAAACCTTCAGGTCTAGACATAAAAAAAGGAGGTTTCGAACCTCCAGTCAGTATAACATATTCAGTTGTAAAGAGCAATCACCAGATGCCAGGAATGATCTGACCGGTAAGAGCATAAGCACCGAGAGCAGCAATGCCGCCAAGCATAGCAAGACGACCGTTGAGCTTTTCAGCCTTTTCGTTGTGGGTTTCAGTTACGTCCATGATTTCCATTTGGGGTTCTTTGGCGAACAGGTTTTGGCGTCCGCCGTCTTCAGTGGTTACAGTCAAAAGTTGTAAAACTTAATACTTTTGTGAGAAAAAAACCGGGTCGGTTAAGACCCGGTACAAGTTATATATCAGAATGCGTAGGTGACGCCAAGCTTAGCACCGTATCCACGATCGATGTCTTCATCACCAGAACCGATGAAGGAGACTTCACCATATGCACTGAGGTCTTCCGTGATAGGAGCACCGATGCCTGCCTTACCAGAAGGAACGGTGTCGGTCTCGCCACCATCAGGGGAAACCAAGCTAACACCACCCTGAACATACCAGGTAGCAGCATCAAATTCGCCCTCGTAGCCCAGATGAGCGTCTGTAGTTGTTCCGTTGTAATCCGAACCGGTCCAACCAGCGTTCGCTTCCACGTTCACGTAAGGACCTGCAAATGCAGCACCAGCGGACATGGACAGAGCAGCAGTTGCTGCGAATACAGATTTGATCATGATAGAAAAATATATTTACTTGCGGAATGGTTACCCGCAGATGAAACAGACTCGACATGTCTGTGTTAAGTTTCGTGACTAACTAAGCACGAATACCTATTTAGTATAAAGAATTTCTTTATTTTTGTCAAGGGGTCAAGGCGTTCTTTAATACGCTGAACCGTTTGACCTTTTGGAATTCTAGCACATTTTCGAACTTATCGTAAAGTTCTGGTTTGTGACTGATGACAAAGATATTCGCATCCTTGACGACAAAGCGAATAATCTTCATGAACTCGTCTGTACCAAAACCATCGAGTGACGAGTCAAATACCTCGTCCATAATGAGAAGGTTTGTAGAGACGCTGTTCTTCATCCTTGCTATCTCACGCCAGGTGAATAGCAAGGCAAGGTCAATTCGCATCTTCTCACCTTCAGAGAAAGAAGAGTACGAAAAGTTTTCGTGAATAGGAGATTCAATCTTCTCATTAAACTCACCATCAAGGGTAAAGTTAATAAAGAAGTCCATCATTTGCAGATATCTGTTGACCTGCTGGTTAATCAGTGGCAAATATTTTTTGATGATGCTCGACTTAACACCATCATCCTTTAGAAGGAAGTTTGCTTGCTGATAGTAACCTTCGGCATCTTTGAGTTCCTCAAAAGAAGTTAGGCACTCTTTAAGTTGCTTTTTGAAGTCTGACAGTTTCTCTCGCTCAGAATTAGCATCCTCTGAGCGGTCGGCAATAGTTTGAATTTCTTGTCTAAGTTGTTCACGTAACTTGTTAGACTCAGAAACTCGAACGTTTGTCTGAGAAATCTCATTCGATAGTTTTGTAGTCTCCCTTTGGAGTGTAGAGAACTCTCGTTCTCTTTTCTCTTCATCCGCAATAGCTTGCTCAATTTCCTGGAGGTTGCTAGCGAACTTTTGAATAGACTCCTGGAGCTGTTCACTCTTATTTACCCGAAAAGAATCTTCGATGGGTTGAGTACAGGTTGGGCAAACCGTATGGTTTTCAAAGAACTCAAGTTCTTCACTAGAAGTTGCTTGCTTCGCCTGAATCTTTCCACGAAAGTTTCCGAGCTTTCTCAGAGAACTACTTGCATCAGCATACTTTGCTGTTTCGGCTTCTTTTTCATCAACTTCCAACAGAAGTTTTTCAACACGGGACTGGTATTCGTGGATCTTGGAATCGAGATCCACAATTTGTGCCTGTTTGATTTCGATATCATGTTGAGACTGGGACTCAATAGAAGCGATGAAGTCTCGCTGCATGATGATTTTATCACCAAGAGACTCTTTTTTCAAGTCCAAAACCTTAACCTTATCCCTAGTCGCCTTCATCCTGGTTTTGAGGATGTCCGACATAGAAGAGAACACCTTGATATCCAAGAGGTCTTCGATGACCTCACGGCGATGCGAAGCAGTAAGCTGCATGAAGGGCACGAAACTGGCACTACCCAAGATGACAATCTGAGTAAATGACTTATAGTTCAGTTTAAGGATCTGATTCTCCAGCATCTTCTGCTGGTCTTTAGCATCAGAATCCTCATTCAGCAGTTTACCATTCTTCTCAATTTGGAATACATTCGGTTTGATACCACGAATTACTTTGTACGTTGTGGTATTGATAGCAAACTCAATCTCAACAACACATTCTTTATCGTTTTTGCTGTTTACAATTTGACCTTTATTAATTTTGCGAAAAGGTTTATTGAAAAGGGCAAAACAAAGCGCATCAAGAATGGTGCTCTTACCTGCACCATTTTGACCAATGATAACTGTGTTCTTACTTTCGTTGAGGTTGATAGTGGTAAACTGGTTCCCCGTCGAAAGAAAGTTTTTATACCGAATCTTCTGAAACTGAATCATCCTTAGTTCCTACCATATCCATTGGTGCCGCGATAAACTTAGTACCATCTTCGCGAACAATCAAAAACACTGCTCTATTAGTTTCACACTGGTCCAGATAATATTCCATATCATGCTGGAACTCAGCTTCTGTAATTTCCTCAAATGTTGGCGTCTGTTCAGTCATCAGATTCTGGTGGAATAACAATATCGTCTTTGGTAATAATGGTGAACTTCACATTGTTTTTTTGACACGCTGCAATAGCAACAGCATCATTGACTTCAATGGTAGTCATAGCAGGGTCACCATTTTCCTCCATCATCATAGCATATCTTTCAGCATCGTCCTCTTCTGTGAACATGAATACTACCTTTTCACCATATTCGTCTTTAACAGAATATGCACCTTCATCCTCCAACCCCTTCATTGTAATAATAAACATTACATTACCTCACACGCTTCTCGATAGAGATCTTTAACAAGAGACTTGATCTTCGACTTTGCAAGATCCGTGTCAAGATCTTCAATATACTTATCTAGAAGAGTTAGAGTATCCTCTGTTTCATTGACAATGTTATCGTCTAAAGAATGACCGATATCCATCTCAACAATTTTCAAGTCTGCTGGATTTGCTCTTGATAATGCTTCTACAAAAAGATCATATTGCTTCTCATCACTCTTCTTCTTAACAACCAACTTAACAATTTTACCAGCATACTCAGAGAAGTTTACCATCTGGCGTGGAGTATCCTCATATCGAATGATCTTAAACATAGAGAATGGGTTGTTGATACGTTCAATTTCATACGTATCAGTATCAAAGATAGTAAACCCACGAGTATCATCTACATCATTCCAGAACATCTCATATGGATTGCCAAGATAGAAAATCTTTCCATTGTCAGAGCGAGTATGATAGTGTCCAGAAAAGACCCTGTCAAACTTTTCAAATGGTCCGGTATCATGACCATCTTCCATAGTATATCCAAAGTGTGCATAGAAACCATTGAGTTCGAGATGACCCATAGCAACTTTTGCATCACTCTTAGCAATCATCTCATAAGAATAATCATGGATATCTTTACTGATCCAAGGGATCATACAGATCTTACATCCATCAATTTCAACATTAGTACACTCTGAGACAACATGGACATTATCATATTCTCTCAACAAAAGGTCAATAGTGTTGACCTCATTGGTGTTCTTATAAAATGCTGTATGGTTTCCAACAACTGAGTAAAGAGAAATATTTTCCCCTGCCAATCGATCGAAATAGTTTCTCTGTGCCCAGTCAAGAGAATACATATCGATGCCTTTACGACTATCGAAAGTATCTCCCATGTCGATAACGGTTGTGATATCACGTTCCTTCAACGTTGGAAAGAAGACTTCCTCGTAGAACTTCTGAAAGTATTCGTGGAATAACTTTGACCCCTTCTTAAATCCGAAGTGCTGGTCGGTGATAATAGCAACCTTCATAGTTTTCCGCCAACAACTCCGCTGTTAATTACTCGTGTATATTGATCTAATGTTCCTTCTTGCTCACACTTGAGATGCCATCGAGTCATAGTGACCACTACATCTTTTGTAAGACCTGTAAGCATCTTACGTCCTTGCTTGGTTTCTGATGACCACAGACCATATCTTGTCTCCCATACACGGAAACAATCGTCAATCCATTCGTATTCGGCAATCTCAGGATGTTCGCTCATCGGTTAAGGCGGTACTGTACAGCGTCTTTGATAGAGTTATATTCGGAAGACTTATCTGCTTCGTCTGCGACGAAGACTTCGTCATATCCAGACCTTTCGATAATCTTTTGTCTAATCTCTAGTTGCTTTTTCTCCTTCTGAATACGACGGAGGAAAGCATAATGAATGATTTGAGTGAAGTAAGCAAAAGGATTGCTAGACTTCTCTGGGTCAAAGTTATTAATATACTGAACACAGTTCTCAATACCATCACAAACCATGTCATCCTTGAACATATAGTTCACAAAGTTTGGTTTGTATGATAAGTGGGTGGCAATCTTTAGAAAGCATTCACCCAAGTAGTTAGTAATACGAGGTTTTGGTTTACCTAGTACTTCAGCATCCTTAATGGATTGCTTGTATTCAATGATGGCAGCAAGGAACTCTTTATTATTTACATAATGTTCCGATCTCTTCTTTGGCATGGGAATAGAGAATCATACTTGTATTATAGCACAGTACTGCTACTTCATCAAAGGGTAGATGTCAGTTAACTCATCCCGATACTCTTCAACATATCTTTTAGCAGCATCAGCAAGAAACAAAAACCGCTCGTCTTCTTGATAGTCTGACTCGTCAATATAAGACTCAACCTTCTCATCTAAACTGTGCTTCATATTAAACTTTTTATACTCACCAAAATCGTCTAGGTTAAACCACTCCCAGTCATAACCACCATCAGACAATACATCAGTGTAAATTTTTATAGTACGATCCCATTCCAGATAGTAAGAAAACATTCCAGAGTAATCACCAACTGATATCTTTTTGGGATTAGCATTCAACGATCTATGTTTCACTAGTCTGGTATGACTATCAAAAGAACTTTTGTATGGAACAAAGTGCTTTGCTTTTTTTAAATTAAGTCTAGTAAGTAAAAATGGATCGGAAATAATAAAAATATCTGGTTCATATTGGTTTACAGTATTAGCAACATCTTCTACAAAAGGAAGTAAAGATTTGCTTTTATTTTGCTTTGTTTTATTCTTAGTCGGTTTGAAAGTACCAAAATATCTACGTCCAGGACAATGATACTCTGTAGGTGAAAAAGAACATTGCCGGGTTTTTATATTCAGTTCTTGTTCTTGTGACGTGATATCAGTAATAACTCTAAACCCACTTTCAAAGTGAGATAGTTGAACTGTAGTATTGCTTTTAATACGACAAATCTTTTTATTATTAAGAAGAGATAGATTTATAACTTGAAGTTTTCCAGTAGCTAAAGATCCCCAATATACGTACCTCATAATAAAGGCTTGACAAATGTCCTGAATGTCACTATGATGACTCTGTTCCCGTTGAAGGGGTGTGGCTTAGCTTTGATCTTCTAAGTAAGACTCTGAATCATATATCTTCTCTAAAAGACTTCTAGCATTATCGACAGTAGATACATATCCCATTTCTTTACTAATATCTGGATGATCCTGTCGTTCAAAACCACTGCTTACCATTTCTCTATAAGTTTCAATAAGCTCTGGTGTATTGATTTGTGAGATAGTAATAACCTTCTCCATTGGAATAAGATAAGTTGTATCATCACTCATCTTCATCCAAGGTTCAAACTTATACCCCACAGGGGTATTCGTTCCGAAGGAACGAACCTCTTTACATACTACAGGACTATCAAGAACAATCTTATCTGGTGCTCCTTCAGTATCAACAATAACCATAGCAAGAACTTCTTCACCAGAAGTGAGTTTTACACTTGCGTAGAACTCATCATACGGTTCATTAGATTTTGATTTGGATGATGTCATAGTTGAATTTCTCCTCGTTGTAGTATTTGATACGCTCGATCAAGTGATTCAGAGTGTAGTTACTCCTCGAACCCTTTTTGCAGTCGTCAGCAATATCGTACAATGTGGCTTTCAACTTGTTTTCGCTCTTTCGTAAGACTCTACCAATAGACTGTAGAGTTCGGATACGGGACTTACTTGGCGATGAAAAGATTACGTTGTGTAGGTTCTTAATGTTGATGCCAGTTGAAAACGTTCCAAATGATGCAATGATGATGGCATCGTTCTCTTGTTCTGTGATCTGTCGAACGGTCTCTCGTTCTTCAGTGTCCACGCCTCCGTGAACAAAGAATACCTTTCGCTCTGTAGTATTTATGAGGTTAAAGAGAACCTCTCCATGTGCGGCAACCCGACTAAACAGGATCAAAGTGTTCCCTTTTAAGTCGTGCGCTAAGTTTTTAATAAACTTATTACGCTTCTCGTGCCCAATGATGAACTGCACCTCATCCTCATAAGTCTCGAAGACTTGTGGGTCATGCTTGAGCAACAATACCTTAATATTCAACTTGGCAAGATAACCTGCTTCTTGAAGATCTTTTGTATTGACGATCTTATATGATGGACCAAACAGTCCTTCTAACACCCATTTATGCGTCTGTGTTCCGTCTAAAGTTCCTGTGAACCCATAACGATACTTGGCATCTGCCAACTTTGACATGATGCTGATAAGAGACTTAGACTTGAACTGGTGTGCCTCATCACCAATGATGACATCAAACTGACCAAACCACTTACGGTCCATTTTGTAGATAGACTGCCAAGTACTGATAACAACATCCTTTTTGGCAATACGAGTTTTGCCTCCATAGATCTTGTAGCAATACTGCTGTGCATTCCATCCGTAGTCTTCAAAGTCCTTATACATCTGCTCCACCAATGACGTGGTAGGAACAACGATGAGAACCTTCCTAGATGCCTCTACATGGTACCTACAAACCCCATATATCATTAGAGACTTACCAGACCCTGTAGGACTTATCAGAAGGCGTCTGTTGCGCCTCAGAGCGTCGTATACGCCTTCTACCTGGTAGTCCCTAGGCTTGAAGTTTGTGATGCGTTGTAGGTAGTCCTGGACCCCTTCCTGAGACACCATCTCGTTCTCTTCGAACGGAAGCCCGTAGAACTTGTTATTCTCAAACTCAAATGTATATCCATACCTTTCACAGAAAACTTGCAGTTTGTCAATCAAACCACAGTAAATTTCTTTCTTCTCGATATTGAAAAGGCGGATCTTCCCGTCCCAATACTTACTACGGTATTGAGGCATAAACTTCGCATTTGGTACATCAAACGTAAACTGATCTTGCAGTTCGTGTTGAATATGTGGATCACATTCAACCGTCAGATATACTTCGTTTTTCTTCCTAATAGTCAGATCAGCCATAACCAGCAGTGAACCTACGCCATTCGATAGCGTTCTTAATTTGGTAGGTTCTGTTGGAAATCTGCTTCAGGATATCTTCAATATACCTGAGCATCATGTCGTAATAATCAATCTTGTCCTTACACCTTTGTAGACGTTCGTCTGTGTCTAAGTGTAGTTTGAGATCTTCTTTGTCGCGTACTTTATATGGAAATGGTTCATCAATGTAGACTTGATCTTCCGCTTTTCCCTGATAATATCTACGACGTTCCAATAGAATTGTATTGTGTTGACGCTCAGCATTCTTTCGCAATGCAAGCGACACATTATATATGTTGAAATATTTGGCGTGTAATTGAGGAACTCTCAGAGACTCTGTGTCGAGTTCATCCTGGTTAATAACTGAGTCCTCAGTCCACATTCGTTGGATCTGTTCTAGATCAAACTTCGTGTCCTTCATTATCAATGAGGTCAAAAATCACATACTTAAATGATGCCTGGGCAGTAAAATACTGCTGCTCCGAAATAGTGGCATCGAATGGAATACCTGTTAGTTCTACTGGAAATAGACCATGGAACTTTACTTTACCTGCTTCCTGATAATTACTATTCAAAATAAGCAGGGTTCCATCACAGCGTTCATTGAATGCATCAGACCTGTCAGGAAAATACCTATTCTCAGTCTGAAGTTCTTGATACTGTGATAGACTATCTGGATAACCAAGACCAGTCATCCAGTTGTAGATTTGATGGTAGTTCTCTAGGTCTTCGTCTACCAAAAAATTAATATTAAGATCCCCGTATTGTAACTTGTCACCAGGAACTGCAATATTTTTTAGGTATGTGCTCTGGTTTGCAACACCCAAAGTGATGCCCGGAAGATTTGCTTTGTTGCAAAGAAAATCTACCTTAGGGCATCTATTGAGTATAAGCTTGAAACCTCCTATAGAAAGAAAGTTTCTATTGCTTACTTGCTGCAAGTTACAGGGGTTCATCAGCTTCCCAAGCTGACACTATTTAGTAACGATACTCTTGCAGAATATCTAGTACGTTGTTTAGCATGAACTGTGCACCGTTATGCCATTCACCACTAGCACCTTCATAAGTGCCATCATACAACTCCTTCTTCAACTTGAGTACCCGTGCTTTTAGTGCTTCAAGTTCTAGTTCGTTTCTAGGCAT